GTCCACAACCAGTCTGTGAATTTAATAATCCCAAACAATTTAACACTTTTGACCTCGGCTACCGAAAAGGATGCATATTAGGTAATAAATGCAGATGTATTTCTAATATACGGATGGAAGTTCTTAAAGACACATTGCAAAGTAAATATGGAGTCGATAACGCTAATTATATACCTGGTGTAGATGAAAAAAGAAAAAACACAATGATTTCTAGATTAGGTACACCGTATGCTACTCAATCAGCAATAGTAAAAGAAAAACATAGAAATACTATTAAAAACAAAACTGAAGCTGAGCAGTTAGCAACTAAACAAAAAAGAATTCAAACATTTAATGATAGATACGGTGTTGATCATCATATGAAATTAGAATCTCAAAAAGAAAAACTTTTCTTAACTAATATGAAGAAGTATAACGGAAAAGTTCCTATGCAGAATGAAGAAATAAGAGCAAAAGCAAAAGAAACTAACTCCAAAAAAACACAAAAAGATAAACAATTGCAGTTGGAAAAAACTAAACAAACATTAACTGAAAAATACGGAGTATATGCCCCTAGTAGAATTGGAATATCTCAAGATGTTTTGGATATTTTAGATAGTAAAGAAAAATTAATAGAACTTATTTCAGGAAAAACTAGGAAAGAAGTATTGGCAACTATTAATGTTGCACCACATACTTTATATTTATACTCAAAAAAATATGATATACAAGATTTATATATCAGAGATATGTCAAGTGTACCAGAAACTGAAATAAATGAATTTATAAAAAGTCTAGGCTATGAAACTGAAATTGGTAATAGAACAATTTTAAACGGAAAAGAAATAGATATTTTCATTCCAGACTTAAGAATAGCAGTTGAGTACGGCGGTTTATATTATCACAGTGAGCGTGCTGGAAGAGGCAAAACATATCACTATGACAAATACAAAAATTGTTTAGCACAAGGTATTACGTTAATTACAATATTTGGTGATGAATGGGACTTATCGCAATACAAAGTAAAACATAGACTAACTCATATACTTAATAAAACTCCATCTAAAATACACGCTAGAAAATGTAAAATTGAAACCATAACATCAAAAATAGCATCTGCATTTATTAATAAATATCATCTACAAGGCTCAGTCTCTGCTAGTATTAATTATGGATTATTTTATGAATCTAACTTAATAGCTGTTATGAATTTTTCAAAATCTAGATTTAATAAAAAATTTCAATACGAAATATTACGGTTTTGCTCATCAGCAAATGTAATCGGTGGAGCATCTAAATTATTTAAACATTTTATTAAACAATATAACCCTGAATCAGTATTAAGTTATAGTGATAATAGATGGGGTAACGGAAAAGTTTATGTTAATTTAGGGATGAAAAAAGAAAATGAAACAATTGGGTTTTATTATACAGATTATCATAAAAGATATAACCGAGAAAAATTTCAAAAGCATAAACTTGTAGAAGAAGGACACGATCCTAATTTAACAGCTAAAGAAATAATGCAAAACAAAAACTATGACATAATATGGGATTGCGGTCAATCTCTGTGGACATGGAATAAATATAATATTAACGAGGTAATATAATGACATGGAAAAAACATTTTTCACCAGTTACATCAGATGACGCTAGCCCCCTAACAAACTCTAATTCATCTTCTAAAGCTGGCCCAGCAAGGACTAACTACTCTAGCTACTTGCCTGATATTTACACAGGTAGCCCTAATAGAATAGAACGATATCAGCAATACGAAGTAATGGATAGTGACCCAGAAATCAATGCTGCATTAGATATTTTAGCAGAATTCTGTACACAAAAGTTAAAAGATGGTAAAAGCCCATTTGAAGTTAAGTGGCGTCACAAAGCTACTAATTCAGAAGTAAAAATTTTAGGTGAATACTTGCAACAATGGAACAAATTACAACAATTTGATATTCGTATATTTAGAATTGTTCGAAACACGTTTAAATACGGTGATGCATTCTTCATACGTGATCCAGAAACACAAAAATGGAATTGGGTAGATCCTAGCAAAGTTATAAAAATAATAGTTAATGAAAGTGATGGTAAAAAACCCGAACAATATGTAATTAAAGATTTAGCTCCAAATTTTATGAATTTAGTTGCTACTCAAATAACACCAAATATTAATCCTAGACAAAATAGTGGTGGTGTTATTCCTAGCAGTGGTTATTTAGGAGCAAATGCAAGCCAACGTGGTGCATCTGGACCATATCCAACTAGTAGTTCTGGTAGCAGATGGGGGTTGGCTGAAACAGAGTACGCAATTGCTGCTGAGCATGTAATTCATTTGTCATTATCGGAAGGTTTGGATAATAATTATCCTTTTGGAAATAGTATTTTAGAAAATGTTTTTAAAGTTTATAAACAAAAAGAATTATTAGAGGATGCTATTTTAATTTACCGTATTCAACGTGCACCAGAACGCAGAGTATTTCATATTGATGTAGGTAATATGCCTCCTCATTTAGCAATGGCGTTTGTAGAACGTGTTAAAAATGAGATACATCAACGAAGAATACCAAGCCAAACAGGTGGTGGTGCCAATGTAATTGATAGTGCATATAATCCTATGGCAATGTCAGAAGACTATTTTTTTCCAAGAACAACTGAATCAAAAGGAAGCGATGTCACAACATTGGCTGGTGGTACAAATGTTGGTGAAATTGGTGATTTACAATATTTTACTAATAAATTATTCAGAGGGTTAAGAATTCCAAGTTCGTACTTACCAACTGGTGCAGAAGATGGACAAGAAAAATTTAGTGATGGGCGGGTGGGTACCGCATATATACAAGAATTGCGTTTTAATAAAGAATGTGAACGAAGACAAAGTTTATTATCACCAATTTTTGATCAAGAATTTAAAATGTATATCTATTCACGTGGATTGAATATAGATATAAATTTATTTGATTTAGAATTCAATCCTCCTATGAACTTTGCAAGTTCTAGACAAGCAGAATTAGATACTGCTCGTATTAATACTTTTAATACAATCCAAGCAATACCATATATGAGTAAACGTTTTGCATTAAAACGTTTTTTAGGTTTAACTGCTGAAGAAATGGCAGAAAATGAAAGAATGTGGGGTGATGAACAAGGCAAAAATGAACCAACACATACTGATGCTGCTGGTGAATTACGTTCAGCTGGATTATCTGCAGCAGGCATAGCTGGTGATTTTGGAGCAGCTGGTGATTTAAGCGCACCAGATGATATGGATTTAAGCTCATTAGACGATACACCTGCTGATGCTACATCTGCACCAATGCCACAAGCACCAATGCCAACTGCTGAATAAATGATAAATAAAAGATGATACTTAGAGAACTATTTTATATCGATCCTGAAACACGACATTCAGCTAATGATATGCGTTATGACGTTATGCGTGATAAAAGCACTATGCATCGTCGTGATACACGAAAAACAAGACTTACATTGGGGCAAATAAATGAACTACGTAAAAGTAGCGAAGCTCATTTTTTAGAACAAGATAATGAGCTTGCATTCATACATTCAATGTATGGCGCCCAACCACCCGCAATGTAAACACCAAAACGCGAATTTTTACACTATATTTGCACTATTTTTTAAGAATAGTGTAAATATATGTTATAGCCGTGTAACTTATAATACTGGAGAATTAATATGACTGACCGTGCACAATTTGAAGAAATGTTAGAAGCGTTGATCAATGAAGATCACACAGCAGCTCAAGAAATTTTTCATAATATCGTGGTATCTAAATCACGTGAAATTTATGAACAATTATTAGCTGAGGATTTTGAAGAAGAAGAAACTGATGAAGAATCTTTTGATGATGAAGATGAATCTGAAGAAGATGAAGAAGATGAAGAAGATTTCGATATTGACGATGATGAATCAGAGTTTGATGATGAATCAGAGTTTGATGATGAAGAAGGTGACTTAGAAGATCGCGTTCTTGATTTAGAAGATGCGTTAGATGAATTAAAAGCTGAATTTGAAGAACTTTTAGCTGGTGAAGAAAACGAAGAAGAAAACTTCCCTGGTATTCATGATGAAGAAGGTTCTGATGAATTTGGTGATGACGATGAATTTGGCAGTGATGAATTTGGTGATGAAGAACAACACATGATGGAACGTGCTGAACTTAAAAAAGTAAAAACACCAACTCCTGGTGATAAAGGTGTAAATGTTAAAAGCCCATATGCAGTAAAAAAACCTAACGTAGGTGGAAAAGTTATTAGCGTTACTGGTGATGGAAGCAAATCTGGAACTGAAGGTGGTTTACAAAGCCCTAAAGTTAAAGATTTAAATTCTGGCAATGTTAATGTAACTGGATCAAACAAAGCAACTAAATTAAAATCTGTAAATGGTGGCTTTGGTAAATCTAAAGGTGAACAAGCTGCTAACACTAAAAGCCCAATAGGTAAAAGATAAGATTATGTTATATCTCAGAGAAAACCTTAGTTTTAGTCAAGCAAATTTAATGCTTGAGTCTGATGACAAGGAAGGTAAAAACCTATATCTGAGTGGCATTTGTATTCAAGGTGGTATTAGAAACGCTAACCAACGTGTTTACCCAGTTAACGAAATAAGCAAGGCCGTAAAAGCACTGAATGATCAGATTCAAAATGGTTATTCAGTTCTTGGTGAAGCTGACCACCCTGATGATTTAAAAATTAATTTGGATCGTGTGTCTCATATGATTACTAGTATGTGGATGGATGGTCCAAATGGTTATGGTAAATTGAAAATATTACCAACTCCTATGGGACAATTAATTAGAACAATGCTGGAAAGCGGTGTTAAATTAGGTGTTTCATCAAGGGGTTCTGGAAATGTTAAAGATAATGGATCAGGTGAAGTTTCAGATTTTGAAATTATCACAGTAGATATGGTGGCAACACCTTCTGCACCTGGTGCTTATCCAACACCAATTTATGAACATTTAATGAATACACGTGGTGGATATAATTCTTATCGTATGGCTCAAGAGTTGCGGGATGATCCAACTGCACAAAAACATTTAAAAGAAAGTTTAATTAATATCATTACTGGTTTAAAGTAATGATTAGGGATTTTAGTCAATTTGGAAAAATTGAACTATAAATTTAACTAAGGAAACTTAGTTAGATAGTATAAAAAGGGTGTCTGTTTTACAGGCAAACTCCAATAATAAGGAGAAACACATGTTGGATGCATTAAAACCGTTATTTGAAAATAATGTGATTTCTGGAGACCTAAAGGAATCAATTGAACAAGCTTGGACGACTCGCGTTAATGAAAATCGTCAACAAGTTGCTCAAGAACTACGTGAAGAATTTGCTAGAAAATATGAACATGACAAAGGAACTATGATTGATGCAGTAGATCGCATGATCTCTGAACAATTATCAAGAGAAATTGTTGAATTCGCTGATGATCGCAAACAATTGGCAGAAATGAAAGTTAAACATGCTAAAAAAATTGCAGAAAGTGCAACTGTTATGAAGAAATTTGTTACAAGACAATTAGCTTCTGAAGTTAAAGAATTGCACGAAGATCAAATGCAAATGGTTAATAAATTTGGCAAATTAGAAAATTTCGTAGTTGAGGCATTAGCTCAAGAAATTACTGAATTTTATAAAGATAAAACTGAATTAAATGAAACTAAAGTTCGTTTAATTCGTGAAGGAAGAGAAGAAATAAAACGAGTAAAAGAACAATTTATTCAACGTGCTGCAAAATTAGTTGAAAGCGTTGTAGACAAAGGCTTACGTACTGAAATTACCGCACTTAAAGAAGATATTGATTCAGCTCGTCGTACTGAATTTGGACGCAAATTATTTGAAGCATTTGCTGCTGAATACCAAACTAGTTATTTAAATGAAAAATCTGAAACTTCAAAATTGCTTAAAGTCATAGACATGAAAGAATCTGCTATAAATGAAGCAGCAAAAGCTGTTGTTAAAGCAGAAAAACTTTTAGAAAGCAAACAAGCAGAAATTTCTGCGTTGAAAGAAGCATCAGAAAGAAATGCAATAATGGCTGAACTATTAACTCCGTTAAACACTGAGCAACGTGCAATCATGAGCGAATTGATGGAAGGTGTTAAAACTTCAAAATTATTTGAAAGCTTTGATAAATATTTACCAGCAGTTGTTACTGGTAAAGCACCACAACAAAAACAGGTACTCTCTGAGTCCAAAGAAATCACTGGAAACAAAGTTTCCAATAAACCACGTAGCGGCGAAGATGAATCTAATATAGTTGACATTAGAAGACTCGCTGGACTAAAATTTTAAGGAGAAATATAATGTCAGAACTACTTAACGGCCGTTGGGCTGAAACTAAAGAAGCTCTTTTAGAAGGACTTCAAGGTACTAAAAAATCAGTAATGGGAATTACTCTAGAAAATACTCGTAAATATCTAGTTGAATCTCCAACTGCTGGTGCAACATCTGCTGGTAACGTTGCTACGCTAAACCGTGTTATCTTACCAGTAATCCGTCGTGTAATGCCAACTGTTATCGCTAACGAATTAGTTGGTGTACAACCAATGACTGGTCCAGTTGGTCAAATTCACACTTTACGTGTACGTTATGCTGATTCAGCTAACCAAACTGCAGCTGGTGAAGAAGCATTATCACCATTCAAAATTGCAGAATCTTATTCTGGTAATGACGCTGTTTCTGGCGGTAAAGCTGCATCTACTGCTGCTTTAGAAGGTCAAGCTGGAAAAAAAATAAGCATCCAAATCTTGAAACAAACTGTTGAAGCAAAAACTCGTAAATTGTCTGCTCGTTGGACTTTCGAATCTGCTCAAGATGCTCAATCACAACAAGGAATTGATGTTGAAGCAGAAATTATGGCTGCTTTAGCTCAAGAAATCACTGCTGAAATCGACCAAGAAATCATTGGTTCTTTATTAAGCTTAGCTGGTTCTGATGTATTGACTTATGACCAAGCATTAGTTTCTGGTACTGCTACTTTCGTTGGTGATGAACATGCTGCTCTAGCTATTCAAATCAACCGTGTTGCTAACTTAATTGCACAACGTACTCGTCGTGGTGCAGGTAACTATGCTGTTGTAAGCCCATACGCTTTAACTATCTTACAATCAGCTACTACTTCTGCTTTCGCACGTACTACTGAAGGTACTTTTGAAGCTCCAACTAACACTAAATTTGTTGGTACTTTAAACAACTCATTAAAAGTATATGTAAACAGCTATGCAACTGATGACACTTCTATCTTAATCGGTTATAAAGGTGGTGCAGAATCAGATGCGCCAGCATTCTACTGCCCATATATTCCATTAATGTCTTCTGGTGTTGTTTTAGATCCAACTACATTCGAACCAGTAGTTAGCTTCATGACTCGTTACGGTTATGTTGAGTTATCAAACTCTGCATCATCATTAGGTAATGCTGCTGATTACTTAGGACGTGTTGGTATTGCTGCTGCAAACGTAAGATTTAGCTAATAAATATTACCGTTAATTGATAAAATATTAAAGGCTCTTCGGAGCCTTTTTTATTGGTTATAATTAAGTTGTCAAGCTATAAATTGCGTTCCCACAATCCCAATATCTTCTATAATTTGCATTAAACATATTAATTGCTTCTGATAAATTTGGGTCATAAGACGGTAACCATTTTTGTAGATTTTGTTTTTGGCATCTATTCCTACTGAGTACTATCCCGCCGTTTGTCCAAAAATACCCTGGTTTAGTGACACCTTCCAAAATAAATCCTGCGTTTTCATATCCAACTCCAGTTCCTTTACTTAAATCACAATAACTTAAAATATTAGAATTAGGATATAATTTTTTAAGATGCGCAACTAATTTACTTACTCCGCCAACTACTGTTATTCCGGCCATGGAACACATTCGTATAATTTCATGTGTATATTTTGATTTATTATATCTAGGTACTCCGATGGATATTAACATAATTAATTGTTCTTCATGGTATAACCCAAATGCTGTTGATGACCCAGTGAATCCTTGAATATGATATAAATTTAAAAACTCTTTTTCTATACTTTTCTCTACATTTTTTATTACACACTTTCTTGCGTGAATTTTTTTGTTAAGACCTAATCTAGACGCAATCATTGATTTTACAATAAAATTTTTATTTTTCCATTCATAATCAGTTATATGTAGTAACGTTACTCCATTATTTGCAGCTGATGTGGTTTTGTATATATGTTTATTCCTATCTTCTTGTTTTCCATAAGACGGATGATGACTATGCCATCGTAACCCATTAACTTCGATTGCTAAATTTGCATATGGGATATAGATATCTAATTCTTTTGGTGCTATTATTGTTCTATTTGATTCTTCTACGTCATTACACCCAATACTTTTGAGATAGTTGACAATTTGTATTTCTTCTAAAGATCTTAATGAAGTTGGTCTGATAATAAAATCAAATCTATTACAATAATCGCCAACTGTAGAATAGTAAACACCCAATTCATCAGCTATATCAGTTAATGAACGTTTTTTGTTATTATATTCTTCGTTAAGCCATTCATAATCAGTTAACTTTTCATGAATTGCAATAGGTATCTTTGGTGCAGTCCATATATGTTTTTTTTCTTTGCGTTGACTATTATATGATACTCCGTATTTTTCTTTCATGGTGATTATACGTTTTTCATTTATATTTTTATTATGATCAACTGTATATTGTTGTTTGGTAATTGAAACGTTTTCAGATATTTTTTCTAATGTACATTTGCATGTTTTAGCAGGCCCACAACCGACAAATCCTGTGCTAATTCTATCAAACCGTTTTAAATTTCCATTTTTGCATACGTCTGATATTTGAAATATTGCGCTGTATATTCTTGCTGATAGTTTTTCACTTGTGGATAATGTGTTCGTGTTGACCCAATTTAATAATTCTGTATTTTTGCTAATTATCATCACATAATGTTTTGGTTTTTCTTCTATTAGCTTAAGTATAGTATTTTTCATATTATCCCAGTTGATGCATTTGCATTTTATTTGTATTTATAATACACTAACAGAGAATAAAAGTAAACAAAATATTGACTTTTCTGTTCAATGATATATAATATATAAAACTATGGGCATGTATATGAGTGATGCAGAAAACGAATTAAAAAAAATTATAGATGAAGTAAACCCTAAACATATATCAATAACAGTAAAGAAAAATAGAGAATTATACAATATTATTGAGAATTATACTGGAAATTCTATTTCGGAAAAAATATATAATTACTTAAATCCTAATAAAAATATTTGTAAATATTTACAAACTAAAAAATTTAAATCATTATCTGACGGTTACCAAAATTGTGGTAGGGCCTCGCAGTGTCGATGCACAAACGAATCAGTAAGCCAAAAAGTGTCATGTGCTAAAAAATCATATTCGAAAGAAGCTAACCAAATAATTAATGAAAAACGTAATGAAACTACGTTATTAAGATATAATGTTAATAATAATGGACAAATATTAAAATCAAAAGAAGCACATGCAGAATTTTACAATGATAAAAATAACGTAGCCGCAGTGACTAAACAAATAAAAGCTACCAAATTATCAAAATATGGAAATGAAAATTATAATAATATTGAACAAATAAAAGAAACGTTAAGTAATAAGTTTACTGATGATTATATAGTAGACCGTTATAAAAATGAAAACTTAGTATTGTTGCGTAATAAAAATAAGTTAAAAAAACTTTATAAGAAAAAAACTGCATATGAAATCGCCAATGATTTATCAGTGCATGTTCAGACTGTTTTTAGATATTTGAATATGTACAAGTTAAGAGAACCATATAAAAGTCAAGGTGAACGAGAAGTTGAACACTTTTTAAAATCAGTTGGTGTTAAAAACATCATTACTAATACAAGAAAATTATTACCAAATAATAAAGAAATTGATATCTATCTACCAGATTATAAGGTTGCTATTGAATATAATGGTGTTTATTGGCATCATGAAGATATAGCGCATATTAATAAATATTATCATTATAGCAAATATCAAGAATGTGTTAAATTAGGCATACAATTAATTTCTATATATTCTATTGATTGGGAGCATAGAAAAGAAATAGTTAAGCGTTCTTTATTAGCAAAATTAAAGTTGAATAAATCTTATATTTCGGCTAGAAAATGCACTATAAAAGAAGTAAATGGCACAGAAAGTGGTGCATTTTTAAATGAATTTCATATACAAGGTAATACGTCAAGTACTTATAAATATGGTTTATTTTATAATGATGAATTAGTTAGTTTAATGACGTTTAGTAAAAAACGAGTTGGTATCGGTGAAAAAACAACAGACGCTGAGGGAAAATTTGAATTGGTTAGATATGCGTCATCTAAGCATGTAGTTGGTGGCGCAAGTAGATTATTAACACATTTTATTAGGAATCACTTTACTAAATTAATTTATTCATATTCTGATAATGAATGGAGTGATGGAAATTTATATTCAGTTTTGGGCTTTGAATTACTTAGAGAAAATAAACCAAGTTACTGGTATTATAAACCAAATAATAAAAAAATGAATCATCGTTATACATATAGTAAACAAAAATTACGTGATAAAGGCTTTGATGTTACTGAAACAGAAAAAAATATTACAAAATATGATTTAGGATTATTGAAAATTTGGGACTGTGGCAAAAAAACGTGGGTATTAAAAGTCGATAAATAAGTATATGATAATTACAACAAATTTTTACTCTCCAACTAACATATATCAAGTTTCAGAAGACGGAACAATTGATTGGAATAATATTCAAAAAGTTGCAGAACGTGAATCATATGCCACTACTATTTCTCCGTTGCATACTATTTCTGGATTATGGCAAGAACGTTATAGAACACATACTAGTCAAATATGGGCAACCAATTTCAATTTTACTCCAACTGGAACGATATTAAATGGTATAGAACTATCTTTATCTATGATGAGATTATCAAGAATTGAAGATTTAGTAATACAGTTATGTCTAAACGGGGAATTAATTGGGTTAAATAAAGCTTCGGATGTTCCGCCAGATATTGCCAATATGTATACTGCAGATACTGGTATTATTTTAGAACCCCCAAGTGATGTCTCAATATATGGATCAACAGATGATTTATGGGGAACTAATTTGACAATTAATGATATACAAGATCCAAGCTTTGGTGTTGTAGTTTCGTTGCAGTCGCATCCTACTATACCACATAGAGATATTGGATATATTGACCAAATATCTCTCCGTGTAAGTTTTATTTAAGCAATTCTATCTACTTTATTTCCTAGATCAGCAACCGTTATTTTATTATCATGATTTGCATCAAGGACTTTATTTTGATCATACACTTTATTTCCTTTTGTGCTTATAACATGATCGCCAGGTTGGCCCATTGCTTTGGGATAGAAAACTGCAGCATATAAATCACGTCTACTCATACCTGGTTTTACACCAGCATTTTTAAAATACTTATACACGTAGTCTAGTTGGTCCACTGCTGACATTCTTCTAAGATCTTCAACTGTTGTACCCAATCTTCTGGCTGTTGCTGGCATAAATTGAATCAATCCTGTTGCATTTGATATAGGATTTACTGCATCAGGTCTTATACCTGATTCTAGTTTCATTATTGCCAAAATATCGTTAGCATTAACGCCAAGAGCTGAAGCAATCTTGATTAATTTTTTATTAAAATCTGGATCTTGGATAGATTTAACATCGACTGGTGCAGACGAAATAGACTGTGGCGTGTCATCGTTGGTATCACTGGTATCAGCTGTTGGTTTAACACCAAGTAGTTGATTTACTAAACCACCCATGTCAACTGCATTTGTCATCCCTGTATTAATATCTTCATTAAATTCGCTAAAACGCATAGTTTATAACCCCTTTATATTATAAAGTATTTATTAAAATAATAAGCATGGTGCAGTTTCATTGCAGGTATTATTGATAAATACTATATCATAAAGTGCCGAAGGATTCGGACTTATGCAGCACCCACTGCGTATGATATAGAATATCATTTAGGAGAAAAATCATGGGAAGACCTTTAAATAAAAAATATTTTGGTAACCGTAATATAGGTTCAGCAAACACAACTACTGATAACGGCATAGGTGGTCAAGTATTATCAGCTGTTACTGTAACAACTAATAACTCGACTGGTTATACAAGCGGTTCAGCAGTTACTTTTTCAGCACCTACTTTACCAAGAGGAGTTACTGCAACTGGTTCTGTAGTAACATTTGGTGCAGCTGGTGCTGGTGCATTAACTGATAAAACAACTTATACTCGTACTGGTACCAGTGTTGCTGCTACAGGTACATACACTGGTGTTGTTCAAAAAGGTGGAACTAATGGTGGAACTGGTGCAGTCTTTACAATTGTTAAAAGCACTTCTGCTACAACATATGCAGCACCAACCGTAACTGTTACTACTCCAGGTAGTGGATATACTATCGGAAGTACTATTGTAATTGATGGATCGTTATTAGGTGGTGTCACAACTACAAATGATTTAACGTTAACGGTCGCGGGTTTTGTTGCTGGAACCGGTACAATTCAAAGTATACTTATTACTAATAGCGGTTCTGGATATGAATCAGCGCCAACTTTTACTATTGCAAACCCAGGCACAATAGGTTTAACAACATTAACTTCAGTGTTAAGTACAAATACTGGTATTGTAGGTACTGCATCGAGTCAAGAACCAGCAATCAAAGCTTCTGCGTTTACTGTAGCTAATAATCAAACTGCTGATATTAATAAACAAGTTAGTGGTCGTCGTTACAATGTAACAACTGCTGAAGGAACTGCAATATGTAAACTAGTAACTGCTACGCCTGCAGCTATTGGAGAAATGACTATTATTGCAACTGATAGTAGTAGTAATACTTATTATGTAACAAAGTTAACAAATCATAGAGCAACATTAACACCACTTACAGGTTCATCTCATGAGTTTGTAGCTGGTTCAGCTACTAGATGGACATTTGGTTCTGCTTCATTCGGTGAATCAGTAACAATTCAAAACGCATAATTAAGATTATTGAGGGGATGTAAGTCCCCTCCCTATACTGAGGGGTATACATGTCACGAGTTTTAAAAATTAACCAAGGTGATTATACACTACAGGTTGATGATACAGGTTCTATAATATTTGATACAGTTAGTGCGCAAACTACAGGCGATCTTGCTGTTGGTAAGGATTTAGATGTAAAAGGCAACATACACGTTACTGGTGTAGCATATGGTACTGCTCCAGTTGTTACAAACATATTGTACGTAACAATGGATGGTAAAGATACAAATGATGGATCATCACAAGATTCGTCACGTGCATGTCGGACCATTGGTGGTGCATTAAAATCACCTTTGTATACACCAGGAACATCTATAAAAGTTGCAGCAGGCCATTACTTAGAGCAAAATCCTCTTGTTATAAAACCATACACATCAGTTATCGGTAGTGACTTACGTACAACATCAATAGAACCAATTAATAAAACACAAGATTTATTTCATGTATCCAGCTCATGTTATTTGGCGCAGATGCAATTTATAAATGGTCGTAGTGGTATTGTAGATCCGTTTATAGATCGCGGCGCATATGCTGTAACATTTCCAGTGTTTGAAAAAGTTGATTGTTATAAATCACCATATATTCAAAACTGTACAAATCAATCTGGTCCTTGGTTATATGATGGTACAATGTTCATACCTAACCAAACTGTTCAAATTCCTAAAGCAGTAGCTACTACAACATTTGGAGAAGGAGAATCAATTATAACAGTTGATGTTAGTGAAGGAACAATTGAAGAAGGCATGTCAATTAATACTGCACCGCAAAATATTGGTTTCTTTTCTGCTAGAACATTAATTTTATCAAATATAACATTTATACAAGAACAAATTATTGAATATATCGCAGACACATATCCTTCTTTTATATATTCAACTGAAAAATGTAGTCGTGATATATCAATTATTTTAAAAAATATAATGTATGATGTTACTTTTGGTGGAAATTCTAAATCTGTTGAAGCTGGATTGGCATATTGGAATGGTGTGAGTAGCTTTATATCTGGCGAAACTACTGAGACCACTGCTGCATTAACCCGTATAAACGGGTTGGCAGCTGCAATTATAAACAATGCAGATCCATCATTTACTGTTTATAATCTTTCTGCAACTCAATATAAAAATATTAATTTAGTTGGTGGTTCTATTGCAACTACATCAATTGCTGATAAAATTAATATAATAAAAACTATTATAGCAGATCAATCAAACGCTCCAGTTGTTTATTATAGTACTGGTGCAGAACCTGGTTTGGTATCCGCGGAGGAATTATTATTACATAATAAATCATTTATACAAGCTGAATTACTTGCATGGATTGATTATTCGTACTCGGCATATGGATACGATGTGGCAAAATGTGAAAGAGATGTTGGATTTATAATTGATGCGATTATCTATGACATGATTTTTTCGTCTAATTTTAATTCAATAATTGCTGGGAGAGCATATTACCGAGCAGCAGCATCTTTTGCAATTACAAATGAAAAAACGCAAACAATTGCAGCATTAACGTATCTAACATCATTAATAATTCCGTTAATACACCAAAATCCAACTGCGGTCGCATCTGTAACCTCAAATATGGCATTGATTAAAGATATAATTCAGTATGGTATTCAAAATATACCGGCATTTGCCATTACAACACCAACAGGCAAAGATACTGGGTTTACTTATGCAAGGGACTTAATAGCAGCAAATACTAATTTTATTAAAGCGGAAGTGATTGAGTACATACGACAAAATCATTTATCATTATATAATAGTATTGACAGGGATATATGCAGTCGTGATGTTGGGTATATTCTTGATGCTTTATTTTATGATTTGACTTACGGCGGTAATCTTCAATCAATAATTGCAGGAGAAGCATATTTTTCTTATACAACATTGCAGATAGCGCAGAATGAAGTAACTGCAATATTAGCAGTATTTGAATTGATCGGTGATATTGTATGGAAACTAAATCAAGATTATTATATTCCATTACAGATGGTTGTTCCACAAGTTACTAATACTCAAGGATCGTTAGAAGCTGCAAACGAGGCTCGTAAATTAATTAATGATATACGCGCAATTATTGATAATAAATATAAACCAATCAAAGTTGTACCAGCTGATACTGCATGGGTCGATGCGAATTTATTAAAAATGAAAAAAATATTAACTGCTTCAGTTAATAAATTAAAAGTACAAGTTACTGATCACATAAGCACTACACAATTTAGCTATAATGTAACTTCATGTAGACGTGACATCGGATTAATTATTGATGCTGTTTCTGGTGATGCGTTATTAGGTGGGAATTCTAAATCAATAGACACTGGTTTAGCATACTATTTTGGTGACAAATTAGTAGTTAGTGTTGACGAAGTTCCTAAAATTGTTGGAACATTGGGAAGACTTAAAAATATTATTGAACCGATTTTAAGAAATGAATTAATTACTAAAACATATCGCAATAGTGCTGATCAAATACAAGATATTTCATTGGAAAATGGTTATATAGCAACTCCAGCAATTAAACGAAATATAGATATTATAATAAATCTTATAGAAAATGGTAGATATGCTGTTCCGTTAAGATACGCTGGAACTGCATTATTTTCTGCAACTGGATTAAGTGCTGATGATGTAAGAATTGCTCCAACGGTTATTAATAAAAAAGCAATACCAGGATCTTCTACTCTTTTTGAAATTGAATTATCTGCACCAACTGTTGGAATAGGTAATAATTCTTCATTATATTTTGGTGAAACATCGAGTTATCCAATAGATGAAACACTAATTCCTTCATTATTTTCTGATAGATGGGCTAGTAGAAAATTAGATCCATGGGGCGCAATGGGTGGAGCATTGATTGACGGGAATTCAGTAACTGACGTGTCACCAATTAAATCATTTGTGTTTGATGCATATACACAGGTTAACCAAGGTGGTAGAGGAGTTCGAGTTACTAATAATGGTTATTGTCAGTTGGTATCAGTTTTTACAATTTTTAGCTCTATAGCGGTCCAAGCCGATAGAGGTGGTATTGCATCAGTAACTAACTCTAATGCTAACTTTGGTGAATATTGTATGATTGCTAAAGGGTATGGGGTTAACGAATTTTCTGGCACTGTTTATAACCCACCAATTTTACCATTATATCCAAAAGGATATTACCCAAATGATGCAAATGTTGAGATTTTCGTTCCAGATGCAGTTTATCGTCCTCATATTGCGTTAATCATGGAAGTAGAACCACCACTTACTTATAGAAATGCACAAGCTCTACCAGGTTTTATTTCTACATATACCACATTTTCAACTATAACAGTAGGCACTTTAGTTTTAACTGATATTGATGTTACTGATATGTATATAGGTCAGAAAGTTTATATTCGAGATATATATGGACGCTTTGAAGACCCTATATCTAATATACGATATATTCCTGAAGGCACAACAGTAATTGATGTCGGACCACATGCTTTATATTTAAGTAAGCCTATTGGTGTTACTGCTGGAAATCCACAAATTACAACATTTTTTACTTTATTTACATCTGGAAATGCGTATTATCAAGTATTATCTAGCACGTTGCAATTGGCTGCTGCAGAACCACAACCTAGACTTAGATCCGATAAAACTACTATTGACAATTATTCAAATGTATTACCGGTTGAACAGCGAACAATTCATGTTGAATCATTGAATTTATTAAAATCTATGATGGTAAGTGTAGCAACCAATACAATTATCGTATCACCATACCAAACTAACGTTACTCAAATAACATATCTAATAGCATATCCAAATGGAAGTATTGCGGTTGATAGGTTAAACGAGCTAAATACTATTATAATAGACGGTATGACGTTTGCAGATGTAGAACATATGGTAGGTGATACTGTCATGATTGGTGCAACACCACATACTATAACCATAACTAAAAAAGGTACTTCTGGTGAAGGATATGGAGATGCTGCAAATATCATTGATAATAACGTTGAATTTTTAGTTGAAGAAATAACTGCATTTTTAACTCTTACATACCCAGCATTGGTTTATAATAAAACTAAGTGCCGCAGAGATGTTAGGTTAATCTGCAAAAACATAGGTTTAGATTTGAGGTCAGGTGGAAATTATAATTCAGTATTTTCCGGCCTGTCATATTGGTTTAGACCTGGCACTTATCATGTTGTTTCTCTAGAAAACCAAGTACGTGATTTTGATTTATTCCCAGACGGTGCACTTGTAAACTTCTACCAACGTAGTTATATAACTGCTTCTGGGTATTTATTTGAGTATATTGGAGCAGGAACTAACTATGGCGCATTGCCACAGATTGGTAGGGCAGATCCAATACAAGCAAACGAAGTAAACATGCTATCTGGTGGAAAAGTATTTTTCACATCAATTGATCAGAATGGTGACTTTAGGGTTGGCCCAGGACTATTAATAAGCCAAGCAAATGGAACATTAAGTGGTAGAGCATTTCAAAAAAGTTTATTTGCAGAAATGACACCATTTATATTAGCAATTGAAGGATAAAAGGAATTAAAACATGGCACTAATACCATTAAATACATTTAAAACAAAAACTGCAGTATTAACCACAAAAGAATATAATCAAGCTAGATGTGCACGTGATACTGGCTTGATTATTGACTCAATTGCATTTGATATTTTATACCCTGGGGCTGGTGATACACCTGATGGTTCTGGAATGTATAATAAATTTTCACAAACAGCATTTGCTGGAGAGCAATATTGGGCACAATCAGCAACTAGAATCCCAGGTGAAGTTTTTCAAACATTAGCTGCTTTAGAACATGCAAAGGATGTGGCTGTTAAAATTGTAAAAAAAGAAACAGTCACTGTTACTACTGGCAATACACAAACTCAAGTTACAAATGGATATCAAGCTGGTTCATCTGCTGGTGTTCAGCGCGTAATTGATGAATTTAATTTGATGATTGATATTATACAGAATGGTATTGCTGGCACAACTGATAATATTGTTCCTAATTCTAAACAAGTTATCGATGCTGGATTGTTAAATACTGCTGATTTATTACAGGCCAACAAAACTTTTTTACAAGCAGAAGTAATAGCATGGATTGACTATACATTTGTAACTAATGGATATCCAGACGTTAGTACAAAATGCAGTCGTGATACAGGTTTAATAGTGGATTCGTTGGAAGTAGATCTTTTATCTGGTGGAAATACTCAATCAACCTTTGCTGGTTTACAATATTGGAATCATGATTCGCTCTCACCATCAATGTTACAAACTCAACAATTAAATGAAAGTGCACAGACGGCGGCAGCATTAACATTTTTAAAAGGAAAGATTGCTTATTATATTTCAAAGTCTGGAACAAATATTGATAATAATATGGATACTCTCATAAATATTATTAATAGTGGAATAAATGGCATAACTGATCAGATAGTACCAAATAATTACGTAACAACACCAACAAATTTAACAAAAGCTAATACGCTAATCGCTAACATAGAAAATTTAAAAACTGATGTTATTGTTTATATTAGTGCAAATCTGAGTAACCCACCTTTTAACGCTGCTGGATTTCAAGCAGCTTATAATGCCGATACTTGTAGCAGAGATGTTGGGTACATTTTAAATTGTATAATTTATGATATGTTATATGGTGGGAATAGACAAACAGTACAAGCAGGAGTATATTATTATGGTTTTAATACAACATCAACAGCTCTTCCAAATGAAGTTGTTAAATCTGTGGAGGCATATAATTATTTAAAATCATTAATAAGTAGTGTTGTAACTGCAAAAGCTATTACAACAAGTGATCTTTACCAAAACACAGCTACCCAAGTTACAAATTTAAGCCCTGGGACAGTTGATGAAGCCGCAAAAGCTGAAGCAAATATGGTATTGATTACTGATATTATTCAACAAGGTGAGATGGCAGCTAATATTGTTAAAACGCCATTAAACATATCGTATGTACCGATTTTAAATGAAAAAAATGCTGCTGCATTATTACATGCTAATCGAGACTTCCTTAAAGCTGAGGTTGTTGCATTTGTTAATAAGCCATCATATGTGTATGATCAAGTAAAATGTGCACGTGATACTAAATTATTAATAGAATCATTGGCGTTTGATTTACTTTCAAACGGTCAAACACAATCTAACTTTTCGGGTCTTCAATATTGGAATCATGACTCAACTACTGCTGCTAGTATTCCAAATGAAAAAGCACAAACTGTGGCTGCAATTACGCATTTACAAACTTTAATTAGTCAAATAATTATTAACCAATCAGTAAATGTAGTTAATACTATAATATCACAATATGTTGATGTTACTAAACCAGGAAATGCAACTAGTTCAACTCGTATAACTACCTTATTTACAACTCTACTTGGAATATTAAATAATGGGACAGTGGGAATAACTGATAAAATTGAAACCAATGTATATTCTACACCAGCAGATGGTATTATTAATGCATCTACTTTAATTTATGAAAATTTATTGTTTATTAAAACAGAAATGATAGCATGGATAAATGACCAAATAGCAAATGCAACATCAGGGACAACTTTTTATAATTTTACTTATGATACTGATAAATGTTCAAGAGATGTTGGTTATATATTAGATTGTATTCGATATGATTTATTATATAGTGGTAATAGACAAACAATACAAGCTGGTGCATATTATTATGGATTTAATACAGAGTCTACCGCAATACCTAATGAAAAAACGGAATCTATTGCTGCGTATAACCATTTAAAATCATTAATTGGTGATATTATACAATCTCAACCGATTGCAAAAATATATCAAACAGATTACAACCAAGTATTATCATCAGCTCCTGGGTCAAGTGTTGAAGCTGCGAACACGGAATTGAATATTACCTTAATAAATAATATTATTGAACTAGGAACAAAAGCTGCGAACACTAAAGAACCAATTAATATTTTATATGTCCCAACTACAAATGAAGAAAATGCAGCAACGGTATTATTGGCAAATAAAGACTTTTTGGCTGCAGAAATTGTATCATTTATAAATAATTCAACAACACCAAACTTTGTTTATAATTCAGCTAAATGTAAACGGGATGTTGGATATATTCTCGACTGTGTGACATTTGATATAAAACACAGTGGAAATAGACAGGCGATTCAAGCAGCAGTGCGGTATTATGATAATTCGGCAACTGTATCAATTGTTCCTAGTGAAAAACAAGATACAATTAATGCATATAAATATATGGAGTATGTTATTTCTAAAGTTGTTAGACAACAACCAGTAAATATTGGTGATTTGGGAACTCCATGGGCAAGCAATGCATATGTTGCAACTGGATCACAGATGTTCTATTCGGTTACTACTATTAACGGAGTAACGACAACATATTTATATAGAGTAACTGATGGGGGAAATTTAGGATCTGTCGCACCAAATACTAATAGCACACAAACTAATGGTGGAGTTACTTTATCGTATATTGGTGTTAAAGAAGTAAGTCCAGATCACCCTAAATCACCATATCAAACTACTGTATTGCAAACCATACGACCATCTACTTTAGATTATAGTGCAGTTGTTAACAAAGTTGCTGATACAGTTACATTTTTAAATAGTGTTATAGAGACTGGCCCAATTATTGCTGAGAATTACCGATTACCAATAAGTCTTACTGCATCAACCGATTCACCTACAGTCGATGCTTGGAAATCTATAGAAGAAAATAGAGAATATATTATAGCTGAAGTTATCGGATATATGAATTCGTTAACAACACCGAATACTACAAAAATATATACATCTCCTCCAGGTGTAACTGCAATTGTTTTAATGGCACAAATAGCAAATGTTAGCGATTCAGATGTAAATGTGACATTTGCACATTATCGAAATTTTCCAGTTATAGCAGATCCAGCAACATTAAATGGTGCACAAGCTGGTGATAACATTACTGTGCTACTAAACAATTTTACAATACCTTCACAAGATTCAGTCACACCATTAACAGGTAAAATGATTTTAGAAAGCTTTGATAGTGTTGTAGCATATGCAAGTAAAAATAAATCATTACATATTACTTTAAGTATATTGGAGACTGCAAATGCCTAATCTTTTAAGCGGAAGAACTAAAGTAACGGCTGCTGAAAATCTTTCAGCATCACGATATACATATATCTCACCAAGCCAAGCACAACCTGCTTTTGGAAAACCACCATTTAATCAAGCTGTACTCGTTTTTGATACTAATGGTAATTCAACATGGATTAAACAATCTTCATTAGTTACTGGCATTATTCCTACAAAAAATGTTATATTTGTAGCTAAAAGTGGAAATGATAGTAGTCCTGGAAATACAATAACCAATCCAAAAGCAACAATTGGATCTGCAATTGTGAGTGCGATACCTGGTACCACAATCATTGTTTTTAGTGGAACGTATAATGAAATAAATCCATTAGTTATTCCTGATAATGTGGCAATTATAGGCCAGGATACACGAGTATTTGTGGAACCTAAATATGTAATGGTAGATGTTTTTAAATTAAAAAGCGGATCAGCCGTTGAAAGTATTACTGTTATAAATCATCAAGCCCCAAGTTTTGCATTTAGTTTAGAACCTTCAGTTGACTTTATCGAATCTCCAGTTATAAAATCTTGTTCTAGTATTACTGGACCATTTCTAGTTAATGGAACACGATTTATTCCAAATATAACTATACAAGGACAATTCGGTCCAACACAATTGCCATCAATGGATACATCGTTAACTGGGACAGGGTATGAAATTAACCCAAATGGTGCAGGTGGTGGTATCAAAGCCGATGGGTTATATTTTGGATCTGGAACAGTTGTAAGAACTCTCACAGTTGAACAATTTTATGCCGCCAATCAGGGTGGGATAGGAGTAATAGCTAAAAATTCAGCAAATATTAATATTAAAAACAGTTTAACTGAATTTTGTTCATATAGTTATCAAGCTATTACTGGTGGACATCTTGAAGTTTCAAATTGTACTTCAAAGTATGGTATATATGGTTTAAATAGTGATGGTTTCGATCCCGATCCTTACATTTTAAATAGTTCAGTTTCTCAAACACAAGCGAGTGGAATTTTAACTATTAGAGTCTCTAGTGGAGGATCTGGATATATTGGTGCACCAACGGTCAGAGTGGGAACACCTTGGCAAGCTAATGCAGCAGTAACTACAAATTCACAAATTTATAATAGCAACACTGGCAAAATGTACTTGGTTTTGGCAGGTGGAAATACATCATCTGCTGCGCCTACTAATGTAGGAACAACTGCGTTTAATGATGGTGCAACTGCGTCATTATTATATACTGGAAATGTTGCAACTGCTACCGCAACAGTTTCTGGTGGAGTTATAACTGGCGTAACACTAAACACTCCGGGAACTGGTTATACAACTATACCTACTGTAACATTGGTTAACACTAATGGTGGAAGTAATGGTCAAATCGTTGTAGATGCGTTAAGTGGAATATCACTTATAACAATTGGTGAAATAACACAACATCCAATTAATGGTTCTTTGGCACAATTTACTGGTAATAATGATAAGCAAGTAGTTTCATCTTCGACAGTTGTAACAGTTGCCAGTTCCAATATAACAATAAAACCAAATTTAAATTATTTACGACAATCAACAACAGTATCATTCTATAAAGGTAGTATGATAGTTGCAACAATGCATAATTTTAATAACATTGGAGCTGGCGTAACATACAATGCATTGCCTGAATATGGCAGTATTCCATTACCATTAAATGAAATAATACAAACCAATTATGGACAAATTTTTTATTCAAGTATTAATGAAACAGGCACTGTTAATATTGGTAATAATTTTACTATAAATCAACTCACTAATACTACAACTGTTAATGGTGGAGCATTAGATTTAACTCAAATTAGTGATATTGGTCCATTTATACGTAATGGTGTTCCAGTTGGGGTAAAATTAAAAGAAATTAGTGATAATATAACATTAAAAGGTTCAACTAATACTTTTGATTCATATACAGTGCCCACACAAAATGCCATATCACAATTTTTAAGTAATAACTATTTGCCTCTTTCTGGCGGAACTGTTACTGGTCCAACCAATATAACAAATTTAAGTTTTTCTTATACTACGAGTACATCCAACGCAACTATTGGGACAGTTTCAGATACACAAAGTATTATTATTGCATCTGGGAATAACATAATTAATGTTAATAATAGTAAATTGATTAACGTTGTGGACCCGCAATCCCCACAAGATGCTGCTACGAAACTTTATGTAGATCTTGCAATAAGAGGTGGTGTTTCATCAATTAATACACAACAAATTGGCGCATTTGAAATCAGTGGGAATTCAATAACCAACACAAACAATAATGGTGTGACACTATTAGCAAATACAGGAGCTGGATTTGTTGAAATAACATCTACTGTTGATAGCACTTCAATTAATAATGGCGCCCTTGTTGTTGATGGTGGTGTTGGTATTGCTAAAAATGTGTATGTTGGTGGCACGTTGCATGTTTTAACATCAATGTATGCCTCAGTACTTATCGGTAATGTCAGTGGATCAGCAACGACGGTAACTGGATGGGACCAAAGCGCAATAACAAAAGTTGGAAATTTATCAGATTTAACTGTTGGAAATTTTAAAATTTCCGGAGATACAATAAAAAATCAGCATTCTACATCAAATTTAATTTTAGGTGTAACAACACGTGGTGCAGTATTACCAGAACTTCCTAGTACTATTGATTTTGGATCCACTGACTTTAAATGGCATACTGGGTATTTTGACTCATTATACGGAACAGTTAAAACTAGTTCTCAACCTTTTATTAGTACTCTATCGTCTAATGTTAATATTGTCGATAGTACGTTTGCGTTTGACTCAACATTATCGATCGGATATAATTCAAATAATAAACTCGCCATAAAAACAACACACACAGGTAATAAGTTGGCACAAGTTCAATTTATAACGACTACTGACAATACACAAACTGATGGGTTTGGGTTTGAATTTTGGCCTAACGGCAATCTTTCATTAAAGGTTGAGGATGGAAAGGTCACAATAACAAATGATTTACGAGTTGTAAATCATATTTATATTGATAATCCTATACTGACTTTGGGACAACGTAATCGTAATAATCTTACTGACAATGACTATGGTGTGACATCATTAAATAATACTGAATTAAATGCTAGTGTGACAGTACGCACTATATCTAATGGCAATTCAACAGTATCAGCACAGGTTATATTTCCATTGCCACCATCTACTTATGGTGTTAAAGTACATGATTATTTAACTATAATTGGCAGCGGTAATGTTTCATTAGACTCAGTTTGGGAGGTTATATCAATTATTGATAATAATGCATATATTAATGTAACTTCAAATGTTAACACTGGTGATTACACACCAACCACCGTTCTTTTAAGTAGAAATAGTTTTTTTGGGTATAATCGTGAATATGATGCGTTTACCTTTATTCCAGATGCAACTATTAATACAGCAAATAATACCGTTTCTGGTGATTTTGGGTATATAAAAGCAAATCTCGACAGTAATAATGTACGATTGACTGGTGGCACGATTGATAATATACCAATTGGGTCATCAACTGCATCAACTGGCACATTTACGTCAGTGATAACTGATGAGATTAAAGCCCGCACTGTTATTGAATTTGATAGTGTCGATCCCATAGTGCCTCATCTAATAGATTCATTTGATAAAACATCAGTTGATTTGGCAAAATATATTATTAAAATTAAAAATACTACTAACGGGTCAGTTACTGCACAAGAATTGATTTTAGTGCATGATAGTACCAACATTTTAATGAATGAATATGCAATTTTAAATACAACAAGTAGATTGGGATATATTTCAGGTCTCTTTGGTACTGGAAATCTTATTGATTTATATTTCACACCAAATGATGCTGGACAGCACTTTTCAATAAGCATAATTCGGTTTTACGCATAAATAGACATATAGGAGATTTAAATTATGACAAATGCTACTAATAAACAATTTTTAACTAGAACTGGAGTATTATTACCAGCTGGTTCAACAACACAAGCACCATTAACTTTTCAACAATCATCACCAACTGGAAATAACTTGTTGTCTACTATTTCAGCAGGTTCAATTGAATGGGATGGATATAATTTTTATGTAACAGAAGCAAGTACAAATACAACATACGGTCTTAATAGTTATACTAGCAATACTACTACTATGACAGTAGTGACTGGTTTTTTCACTGGTACAGCGAATAATGTAGTTACTGTAAATGCAGTGACATCACAACCAGTAAGACAACAAATTGCCTACAAAAACTCAACAATCTTGCCACCAATTACCAAATATAGGGCCGCTGGATTGGCAATTTATAAATTAGACAGTACTCAGCAATCGGTAATAGTTAACGGAACTCCCACGCTATTTGATCATCTTAATTATGTGTATGGGTATTCTACTGCTACACAGATATACACTGATATAGCTCATATTAACGATACTGATGATCCAGAATCTTATACTACTATAACTGCATACAGAGCACAAAAATTTGCGCAAGCAGCAGCTGGTGTTATTATGCCACCATGTGTGCCTGGTAGAAAAGTTACCGTGATGAACGATACTCCTTCTGCATTACAAATATATCCAATGGCCAGAGTGACTAAAACTGGTGCAACTAGTAACGGTACTATATTTACGTTAAATAGTGGTGAAACAACTAATGGATTGTATCCGGGTATGAAAATATTCAGTATTACTGGTAGTGGGAATGGTGCAATTGATGTAAACGCAAGCAATAGGATTGTAAGTATTCTTAGCACCACTCAATTTGTGGTTGATACATTGCCAACAACCGCTTTTACTGTTAATGCTAGTGTTTATAGTTCACTTAATTTTAATACTCTTTCTCCGCAGATAAACGGGGATAGTTCGTTTTTATCTATTCAAAAACAGTCAATGGAATTTGTTGCAGATCCGGATGGTGTTAACTGGATTATGACTGGATCTGCAAAAATATCTAGCACTAACGGCCCGGCGACTTCAAACATTACCATGTATTCAGTATTATATGCTAATGGTGTTGATCCGGCTGGTGTTACACCAGTATCAACTACGACTTCTACTGGTTCTGTCTTAATTTCAGGCGGATCTAATAGCGCACCGAAATATGGTCAAGTAAATTTATCAAGTGGTAACAATATGATCACTGGTATATTACCACCAGAAAATGGAGGGACAGGGTCTGCTGGAACTACTCTAAGTGCAGCATCTAATACAACCGTGTATAGTATTATGCCATCAGATACAATAGTAAAAGTACTTAATATTGGTTTAGGTGTCCCTAATATTTTTATAGGAAATACTGCATCTTCGTCAAATGTTACAATTAATGGAAATCTTATAGTAAAGGGTGTTCAAGAAACTGTTCAATCTACAACGTCAGTATATACTGATAGCGTATTAGAATTACAAAAAGCAGCATCTGGTGGCTGGATGACGAGCGATCCTCTAGTTGATGTTGGACTACGGTATCATGAATTCAATGAAAATAATATACCATTTTTTCAAATAGCTGGATCTGCAGGCGCATCAAACACATTAATACTTTCGGATCCTATTGTTTTACCAGTGGGATCGGTTGTTAAAGTTTATATGGCATCAGCAATTGGTGGTATTACTTCAACAAGTCCGTATGCAGTATCCAGTTCAGGATCAACCACTACTATCAACAATGTATCATATAACCAGACTGTTCTTACAAATGCTTCTGCTACTGCACTACCTAGCACGAGTAAAACTGGTTATTTAACTAGAGTTACAAATTTTACATTTACTGCTATAACTACCAGCGTAATTTCTCCTGCAACAGCCACTACGTCTGCATATGTTACTGCAACATTATCATATAATACAACAACGTACCCTGGGATATTTGCAGTTGGTGATATTATAACAATAAATGGTACTTCTATCGCTACAAGTGTGAACAACTATAACGGAAGTTGGAAAATAACTAGTGTCAGTTCGGGAACGTTAGCTGTTAAAATTGAAAACACTGATACAAATAAGTTACCAGACGGTTCTGGGGTTGTAGCGAGTGGTGTAGCAGGTACTGTATATATTGATGATCATTACGCATTTACTGGTTGGGATAATTCAAGTAGTAATTTTTACTTCTATAAAGAATCATTAGAAACAACGACTAGTGGTGCTGGTACTGGAACTGTAACTGGTATTTATGGGAACGTTAAAGGTTCAACATTTGTGTCAAGACCATCTGGTATATTACCAGCCAGTGATATTTCTACTGGTATGTCTATAAGAGTTGACCCATACACTGTAATAGTGGATCAAACAACCGCATTTAATACCGTGTTGCCACAAGCATCAACGGTAAGAATTGCACAGATGACGTTAGACTCTTACACTACGTCAGCAAGTTTTACAAATGCAGCATCATTATATATTGATAACTCACCAAAAGCTACTGGCGGTATAACCATAACAAATGCATATGCTATTCAAGTGGGTGCTGGTAATGTGTTGTTCGGTGGAAATTTAAGAGTTGATGGCGGCACTTTAACAGCAAACATGTCATCTGCTGGCACATTTTACTTATTAAATAATTCTTCTGTTACTGGATTAAGTGTTGGTACAAGTTCTGTAAAAACTGTAATTGGTGCACCGAATGCGACTGTTGAAATTGGTACAACTGGTGGTACTGGGTCAACATTATCGTTAGCTGCGCAAAGTGCTAATACTGTGACTATATCAGCTAATACTGCTAATACTGCTTCTGTTTTTGATGATTCAAATGTAAGTACTGGTTCACTTTTTGCCAATGCAACTTCTATCAATGTAGCAAAATCTACTGCTGTTGCAAATTCATTGGATGTAAAATTTGGTAATAATGTAACAGCTGGAACAACAATTACGGTTGGTGGTTCAGCAGGTAGTGGAAAAGAAAATAAAATAACATTGGGGGGTGGGGCTGGAAGTTTGGCAACAATTGATTCTAATACAGCCGCCACTGTATCATTATTCCCATCAAATACTTCAAGTGTTAGTATAGGATCCATTGTACCAACTTTAAGATTACAAACTGGACTTACTGGAAATACTTCTACATATATCGGTACACAAGTATCACAAACTGCCACTACTGCAGTATACATTGGAAAATCTGATACATCAGGGACTTCAGCAATCTATCTTGGTGCTAAAAATGATGGTACTACTACTACTGGAAAAGCAATATTAGATGCAACAACAGCTACTGCTAATGGTTACATTTTCCCAACTATAACAAGTGGTAACGTATATTATAGTGATAATGCAGCTAATAGTTATTTTGGAAATTCAAATGTATCGTCAGTAACTTTAACAATTGGTGGAAATGCTACTGTAAATACTAATTTAATTGTAGGATCAAGCTCGGCTACTGGAACTAATAGTATAAAAATTGCTTCAAAAACAACTGGTGCAGTTAAAATAACAACTGATGTGACTACTGGATCCGCTACTATTTTTGATACTGTATCTGGGTTAACAACTATTGGTGCAACCACAATAAGTACTGGAAACGGCAATGTGATGTTAGGTAAATCACCTAATCAAATTGCAAATGGAAAAGAAGTAGTTACTGCTGAATGGGTGTTAAACGCGCCTGGTGCAATTAATACAATCTCTAAAACAGTCACATCACCCACACCTACTGTTATCGATATTACTGGAGCTACTGCGCCGGGTGCATTTTTATTTGACAAGTATCGTGCAGCAAAATATGTAATACAAGCAACACAGATTGCTGGCAACCCAACATCTGGTATTAGTAATTTTAGATCACAAAGTTCTGAATTATTAGTAACGCATGATGCTCCAGTTGTTACTTATAATTTAACCAGTAATAATACCGGCACTTCTACCATTACAGTCACTTCCCCAACACTTAATGGACTATTGCTTGGCATGAAAGTATCAGTTTTATCTGCTGCCCAAACTACTGATGCAATTCCAGCTAATACATTTATTGTGGCATCAACTGGAACTAATATAACATTAAGTTCTAACGTAACGGTGGCAACTAATTGTGTTATATTAGCTAAAATGGATAAGCCATATGATACTGGTCCGTTAGGTACTAACATTAATGCGGCTGCTGGGACACAAATACAATTTAACAACAATGTTTCAAGTTCAGCTGGTGTAGTATACCCAGGCATGGTTATGACCTTTGTACCACCACAGGCTCCTGCAACTATTTTGGTTACGTCAGTGACTTCATTAGGTTTCACGTTAAGTAACACCATAACTGGCGTGACAAGAATGACAGGAAATCCACAAGTTTTTTCTACTGAATACGGGGTAGTTGAAACAAACGGAACAGTAGCAATATATAATGCAGATGTTAACGCATCATCACCATATGAGATATTAATTTCTGCAACTGCAGTAACTACTTCTGGTACAACCCTTGTTCAAAATCTTTATAGAATTGAGAAAGAGCTTATTGAAATAATGTAAATAGTAGAATGAGAATCAATCATGCACCAAATGGTGCATGATTACTACTAATTTTGTGGATAGGGAAACAGAATGACAACTACAAGTTTTAAAGAATTTAACGCAAGAAATGGCGCAGTTATTGGCACGCTAAAATCAAATTACATAAAAATCTCAGGTGGGACAACAACAACTGACCCTACTGTTATTACAACAATTGCAACAAATACCAGTTATGCTGACATAAATCTGAATTTAATTCCTGCAGGTACTGGATATGTTACTGTAACAGGGGGTTCTGGATTTATTATAGGATCATCTACTACTGGTTTAACTGCTACTACTACTGGAATTACTAGAAATAATAATAGTCAACCAGGTGATTTATTATTAAGTCCATCAAGTACTGGATATGTTACTGTAACAGGTGG